GTAAGAACATTAGTGGTACTCAACTTCGCCAAGTAATGGGCGACCCGAGAATTACTGAACGGGCTAAAAAGGAAATCTTTACAAAAGTATATGGTAGATTTAATCCTGAAATATTTAAGAAAATTGTCAAAACAACGACGGAATCGGAAGAGGCTCGTCAATTAACTGCACAATATGGTGATAGTGGTAAGAAAAGAAAAGCTAAAAAGGTAGCTAAAAAGACAACACCAAAAAAGACGGCACCAAAGAAACCAGATGCACAGCAAATGCAAAGCGCTCGAGATGTGTTACGTCAACGCATAAAAAATCCAAAGACCGGTCGTGAAATTTATGTTGCAACCGCATTAGGATATGATCTAACTGACCCAATGCGTAAACAAGCAGAAAAATTGGTTCGTCAAGCAATCGCAAGAAGTAAAAAGAAAAAGTAAGATAAATTTATAGACTATGTATATTAGTACTCTCGAAATGAGGTGGTTATGAATCACGACGCAATAAATGATGTTCGAAGAAAAATAAATGAAGTTATGAAAAAAAACGATGAACGCATTGTTGTCGGGTGGCGACCTGAATTAGAAGAAAAACATCAAGAGGGTGATGTTTGGGAAGCCCGTGACGGTACAAAATGGACAATGAAAAATGGTATTAAACAGAAGGTTACAAAACTAGATGCTGCAAAAACTCCGTGGTGGTGTCCAAAATGTAGTAAAGCACTTAATCATCGTTTAGATGTTAAATTTTGGCGCATTCGTGGACACTGTTTTGACTGTAATATTAAAGAAGAAATGGAAATTCGTAAACAAGGTAAATGGGAAGAATACGAACAGTCCTTAATGCGAGCTAATTTTATAGCAGAAATGAAAGACACATTGCAAAGATTAGAACACATCAAAGAAAATCTTTCTGCTCCAGAGGTTATGCATTTTGATGACCACGAAAAGAAAGTATTGATGGTGGAAAAGTGGGACGTTGATTTAAATAAAATACGTTCTGATTTAGAACAAGATATTACAATTCTCAAAAAGAGTATTGAAAAAGCTGAAGCCGGAGATTTCACCGATGAAGATATTAAATGAAGTAATTAAATTTGGTAAAGCGTTTGGTCAATTAACACAAATAAGCCAAATTGCTGTCGCCGTGATTTTAATAGTTGTTGCATTTTCTGTTGGTAATTGTAATGGTAAAACTGAACTGGATTCATTTTTAGTAGAATACAAAACGCTACAAGAAAATGCAAAAAAGACAACAGTATATGCGGACTCACTACAACGTGAAGTCACACAGCTAGTAGATAGTGCAAAACGTCAAGATGATAAGATTAAAAAATTAACTATTAGTATTTCGTTTAGAGAACAACAAAAAGTAGCACAAGTTCGACAACTTGCTCAACTTGAAAACAGAATTGAAGCGGCTAAGGCAGATTCTAACCTAATAGTCGTTGTTGCCACACAAGATACCGTAATTACAAATTTAAAAGAACAAGTAGTAACTACGGAAGCAATTGTTGATGACCAAAAACAAGTTATTCAGGCTCAGTCAACTCAAGTATTGGCGTTAAATCAAGCGTTAACATTATCGACGATGCGGGGAGACAGCCTGCAGACCGTTTTATCATCTTTACCAAAAGCTCCTTCTAACCCTAATAAGTTTTTCTTTGGATTAATACCAAAGCCAAGTAGAACTGTTGTCGGTGTTGTGGCACTTGCGGCTGGAGTTGTTGTAGGGAGTCAACTAGGACGGTAAAATGACACAACCAAATATAAAAGATATTATTAAAGCAGAGTTTAAAAAGTGTGCGGCGAGTCCAGAATACTTTTTAAAGAAATACTCATTTATTCAACACCCGATTCGCGGTCGGGTGTTGTTTGATTTATACACATACCAATTAAACGCGATGCAGGATTTTGAAGAAAATCGATATAATATTGTTCTTAAGGGACGCCAGCTCGGATTTTCTACATTGGTTGCAGGATATGCATTGTGGTTAATGTTATTTCATAAAGATAAAAACGTATTAGTTATCGCAACAAAACAAGATACTGCAAAAAACTTGGTAACAAAGGTAAGATTTATGCATGCCAATCTTCCCGTTTGGTTACGAGGAAGTATGGTAGAAGATAATAAGTTATCGATGAGATTTGCAAATGGATCGCAAATTAAAGCTGTAGCAAGTAGTAAAGATGCTGGTCGTTCTGAAGCATTGTCTCTTCTTATTCTTGACGAGTGTGCGTTTATCGATAACGCGGAAATTATCTGGACCGCAGCATCCAGTACGTTATCAACTGGTGGTAAAGCTATATTAATTTCTACTCCAAATGGTGTCGGTAACTTCTTCCACAAGATGTGGCAACAAGCAGAAGCAAAAACAAATGAATTTAATACAATATTATTAGATTGGAGAGTTCATCCAGAACGAGATCAGGCATGGAGAGATAGACAGACTGAAATTTTAGGTGAGATGCAAGCGGCACAAGAACACGATGCATCCTTCATATTTTCAGGTAACACAGTCGTCAGTCCAGATATAATTGAATTCTATAAAAGAACACATATCAAAGAACCAATATCAAAGCAGGGATTTGATAACAACCTATGGGTATGGGAGTATCCTATTCCAGGAAAGACGTATATCGTCGCTGCGGACGTTGCACGTGGTGATGGCGAAGACTTTTCTACATTTCATGTTATTGACGCAGAACGATCTTTACAGGTAGCAGAATATAAAGGTAAATTATCTACAAAAGAATTTGGTAATTTGATGATGTCTATCGCTACACAATATAATGACGCTTTATTAATACCTGATAATTCATCGATTGGATGGGCGGCAATTCAACAAGTAATTGACAGAGGATACCGAAATCTATTCTATATGTCAGCAGATATGCATTATGTAGATGTTGAACATCAAATTACTGACAAAAAATTTGTTACTGAACGAAATATGAAACCTGGATTTGTTGTTTCATCTCGAACGCGTCCGTTGATTATCGCTAAAATTGAAGAATATATGCGAGAAAATGCCATCACAGTCCAATCTGTAAGAACTATAACTGAATTTGAAACTTTTATTTGGAAAAATGGTAGAGCAGAGGCATTGCAAGGATATAATGATGACTTAATATTTGCATTAGGAATTGGTTTGTGGGTACGAGATACGGCACTACGATTGCGTCAACAAGGAATTGAATTAACAAAATTATCGTTAGAACGCACTGCGTATACAACTATGCCTTTTGCACTAAACGGAAATCAAGTAAAGAACCCATACCAGATGCAAATCGGGGATCGACAAACAGAAGATATTACTTGGTTACTTGGATAAATCCATAGATAATACAATTTTTCCTTATATTTATATAATGACATCGTTTTTGAGACATATATGAAACCTGATGAATTGAGAGAATTAGTTCGAACTGAATTACATAGTCTTATGAACGTTCAAGAAAAATCGGTTCCGCAACCTTACAATAGAAACGGTGCACGGGAAATGACTAGTGCTCAAGTTAAACGTAGGGATAAAGTTGGACAAAAGATGTTAGACAATCCCGGCGCAGTTAAATACTTTAAAAAAGAATTTGGCGACGAGTGGGAAGATTATTTGTGGGCAACAGCAACCAATATCGCCATCGATGGTGGAGAGTAATTATGATTCGTTTAACGGGATTAGTAAATTTAAGACCAGTTGTGACTTTAAAAGGGTCTGCATTAGAAGAAGCAGAACTTACTGATAAGCAAAAACAACTTGATGTTGATAAAGATGGTAAGATTGAAGGTGATGATCTTGCAAAACTTCGTGCTAAAAATGAAACTCACGGAGGTGATCACGAAGTATCAATGGCACAAGGATTATTAGACGATATTATTCGTAGTGCAACTGAACTCAAGGCAAAGATGGGCGCGGGGGAAAAGGATATTCCAGCGTGGATTCAAGACCACATTTCTCAAGCACAAAATTTTATTAATCAAGCATCTACTAACTATCATGAATATAATACACCTATGGAAAATATGCCGTGTGAGGGTGAAGGTTGTATGGATGCACCAGTAACCGAAAAAGCACCAGAGGGATGGGAAGGTACGGTTAAAGCAATGAAAGACGAACCTGGTATTGATAATCCGTGGGCATTAGCACATTGGATGAAGAACAAGGGATATAAATCACACAAAGGACAATAAAATGAATAACGCGTTTGATTTTAAAAAATTTGAAAAACGCTTATTAGAAGCTTTACAACGAAACGAGAAATTTATTAAAATTCTCGAAGAGCAAGAATCTGCTGCTGACCAAGCTAAAAAAATGGGTTTAAAAAGTATGGGATTCGGTCGTTGGGGTAAGGACGATAAAGTAACTCACAAAACCACAGATGGTAAACTCGAACCAGTAAAACAAGATGATGAGAAAGAAAAAGAAGCTCCATCTGGTGAGAAAAAACCACAAGATAATCAACCTAAAAAAGACACAGCCGCAGGTGAAACTAAACCAGAACAACCTAAAGAAGAACCAGACCCAGCTAAAGACAAAGCACAACAAGCAATGCCTAAAGCAAAATTGTCAGGTCGTCCATTAAGTAAAGTCCCATCAGAACAACTCCAGCAAGTTGCTACTCGTATTGATGATTTAGCAAAGATGGGCGAAGAAGCTAAAGCAAAGGGAGAAAAAGCACCAAACTTTAATTTGTGTCAAGTTGCCATTCCCGGCACTAACCTATTCTGTGGTGATAATAAAGGTATTCCTCGTGCCGAAATGCCTCAATTTAAAGGTACACCACGCGCGGGATCTCCAGCAGATAAACTTCCTAAAGATAAAGATGGAGAAGTAGATACCGAAGAATTCTTTAAGCAAATGTTGGAAAAGGATGGCATCAAGGTATCAGAACCAACCACCGTTCCACCTGACCGATTAAAGGCAACGCAATCTGAATTGGTTGGTGTGAAGGTAGCAGGTATGAGTAAGGTATTAGCAGATAAGAACCATCCTGCATATGGAAAGATTACCGCACCAATCTATGTCAGTCGTGATGGGTATGTATTAGACGGACATCATCGTTGGGCGGCAGTAGTTGCACACAACGCATCTAATCCAAACGATCAAATTGAAATGCAAGTTCGTGTTATTGATGATGATATTGAACCTTTAGTACAAAAATCTAATAAATTTGCAGAAGATATTGGTATTCGTGCTAAAGCAGCAGATACGGGATCGGCCGGTGATGGTAAATCTGCAGAAACTCCAAAAGAAGAACCAAAGAAAAAAGGATTTACTCGACGTATGTTGGATACGGTTAAATCGTGGGGTAAGAAGCAAAAAGAAGAAGCCAAAGCATTCTTTGAAGAAGAACTACACAAAGGTAAGACACCAGAACGCCGTTCTCTAGTTGAAAAAGTTCGTGATAAAGCAAAAGGTGCATGGAAAGATATTAAACACGAATTAAAACATGAAAAAGCAGTATTTCGTGATGCCGGTCGTGGACTTCGTGGATTCTTCCGTGGTAAAGGACCAAATGAACGTGAAAAGAAAGCAATGCAATCTGTTGCAACAAAAGTAGTTATGACTGCTGTAGTTGCTACGGGTCTTGGAGCTGCAGCAGGTGGTGCGGCCGCACTTGGTAAGGCAGTCTTAATTGAATTTATTCCACACGTTGTTGGTGAAAGTATCTTAAAGGGAGCAGGACGTGCGGCATTGTTCGCTGGTCCAGAAGATCAAACTGATGACGCAATGATGGAAAAATTTATTGAGTTAGTATTAAAAAATATGGAAGAGATGGATATCCCAGATGAAGTAATAGAAAAAGCATTTATGAATTATAAGGGAGAAGAATAATGGAAGAGATTGCAAAGTTTATCGCAACGTTGATGGCAAGTCGTAATCAAGCACATATATTTCATTTACAGACTACATCATTTGCCGCACATAAAGCATTAGATGATTATTATTCTGGAATAGTTGATCTTATTGATTCGTATGCGGAAATGGCACAAGGTCGTTATGGAATTATTACGGGATATTCTGCAACAAATATGGCATTGATTGAAGATGGTAACTTTCTTAAGTACTTTATGGGATTACAGAAGTTTGTAGACAATATTCGTCAAACTTTACCACAAGACGGGGAACTCAACAATACTGTTGATGAAATTTCTGGTTTAATTTCATCTACCGTGTACAAGTTGAAGTTTTTAAAATAATGGAATACAAAGATTTTTATCGTGATATATTAAACGAAAATTTACAACTTGCTGAAGAAGTGTTTAATTTACTAGAAAAAAACACGCCTACGGACCCCGATAAATGGTCAAAAGCAAAAGCAGCTGCACGTGCTAAATTTGATGTATATCCATCTGCATATGCTAACTTATGGGCAGCAAAGAAATATAAGAGTATGGGTGGTGGGTGGAAGAAGGGTAAAAATGATTAGTCTTACTGATATTTTAGAAGAAGTTGTTGACCAACTTGACGAAAAATACAAGACCAAAGGTAGTCTTGGTAAATGGCTTCGTCAAAAATGGGTAGACATTTCTCGTAAAAATAAAGACGGAAAACATCCACCATGTGGTGATTCAGCAGGTAAGAAAGAACGAAAAGGTGGATCAGCAAAGTATCCAAAGTGTAGACCGGCTCGTTCTGCGGCAGCAATGACCAAAGGTGAAAAACGATCGGCAGTTACTAGAAAACGAAAAGCAAAAAATACCGGTGGAAAACCAAAGATGGTATCAACATTTAAGAAGGAAGATTAACTATGGCTAATCTAGACAATGATATGTTTAACGCACAATTTCCAGTTGACGAAACACGACTAGAAGAAGCGTGCTGGGACGGATACAAACAAGTTGGGATGAAAGAAAAAAATGGTAAAATGGTTCCTAATTGTGTCCCCGTTAACGAAAATGATTTGTACGAAGGTGAGTTCTGTTCAGCATGTTTAGCAGAGTACATCAAAGAACATGCTAATTTAATGATGGAAGCAGAATATCAAGGTCGTAAAGTTAAACTTGGAAAGCCGATGCAAGGTGATGTCAAGAAGTTTAAGGTATATGTTAAAGACCCAAAAACCGGAAATGTTAAAAAAGTTAATTTTGGTGACAAATCTATGAGAATTAAAAAGTCCAATCCAGGCCGACGTAAGAATTTTAGAGCACGACATAATTGCGATAATCCTGGTCCAAGAACAAAAGCTCGGTATTGGTCTTGTCGTAAGTGGTAATGTTTACGACTAACGATTACCTTATTGAAACTCTTACCCCAGCAGAACAAGCTAAAAAATTAGGCTTGAAATATCTGGGGTTTGGTCGTTGGGGTAAAATTGTAAACAAAAAAGGAGTTACCACGCATAAAACCGAAGGTAGTAAACTTGTCCCTGTTGCAAAAAATAAAGGTGGTACAACACAAAAACCAAAAAGCACATCGCAACAAAAGAAAGTTAAAGTTCAAAGGGGTGAACCATTACTTCCGTGGCTTCTTCCTAATCCGTGGGCTGGAGCAGACGAAGAAACTTCAATAGAACGTTTAGAACGCCGACGAGAACGATATGCGGAGGGTCAAGGATTAAGTGCAGAATGGAGTCGTCCACCTGAAGTGGTTGAAGAAGCTAAATCACATTGGACACAAATTGATCAGTTAACACAAGGCCCTGCAGAAACACCAAACGAAAAGGCAATTCGACTACAAGTTAAAACATTAGGATTGAAACGAGCTAACTTGCCGGGTAGTTTGTTACGGGGTACATTGTTTATTGGTCCAAGTGGAAAGGTAACTCACGCTGCAGATTTTCGTACTGGAAAATTATATAAACTAAAAAAACCATTCAATCCCAAAACAGGAGAACCTTCTGAAGTAGATGTGGCTACTGGCATAATATGGACAACGCCGGTTGACCCCGCCCGTTCAGATAGACAACAAGTTCTAGCAAATATTCGAATGTGGACTGACGATAAAGTATTTGACAGAATTACAAGTCAAAGATTGCAAATTTACGAAACAATGGATAAGCTAATTGACCAAGCTAACCTTCGTGTAACTGAAGCAAAAGAACTATATCGTGGCGTTTATTTTACAAATAAAAATATAGACTACGCAAAATCATTTATAAAATTGATAACTTCTGGTGGTACCATTGAACTCCCACCGTCAGGATTTACCACAACACTTAAAGTGGCAATGGATTTTGCAAATATTGGTGACCCACAAGTATCTGTTATTCTTCGCGCTCTTCCTCCAAAAAAAGGATTTCGAGCAATGCATCTCGCTGGTATTCCACGAAACGCTCACGAAAAAGAATCTGAAGTGGTTACTCGGTCGTCAAAGTTCCAAATTATGAGTGTACTACAACAAGAAACCAGACGAGAAAAAACTATAACAGAACCAGACGGACGATTGATTAATGTCACATATACCGTTCAACTTCAACAGCTAGAAAAATAATATGAAAAAAATGACGATTGTAGATTTATTGATGGGTGATTCGATGCGGGGTACGAAAAAACTCCTTGACCGATTGGAAACAAAAAAGACCACTCCCACGGTAAATGAGAATACTTATATTAGTAAGGTTGACGCAAAGCGTATTTATGATAAGATGGGATATGACTTTGACTTCAACGAGTTTTTGTTGGGTATGAACACCGAATTAGAACATCAAGACGTTACTAAAGGCAATATCGTCAAGACGGCAAAGATAGCAGCGGCCCACTTGAAGGAGAAGCCAAATTATTATACTTTACTAAAAAAATATATTGAAACTAAAAACGAAGATATAAGTGGGACCGCAGGACCAACTTCAAGCGTATCAAGTTTAGTGGGTCCAGTTGGTTACATTAAAGGAGCACCAAAACCTAAAGATGTAAAAAAGATGCGTTCGCATCTCGACAAGGAGAAAAATTAATGATTCGCTTAAAAGATATATTAATAGAACACGGTAATAAAGAAAACCGTATCAACTTGATGAAATTAGAAGTGCTAATGGAGAAAATGTTGCCGGTGCTCGCTAAGAATAACGCAACAAAACTGACACAAATTTGCACAGAAATTCATCAAATGGCTACAAAACTTAATGAATTACCTTATACATTATGGAACGCATATCCAGAGTGGCCGGTGTTAAAGGTAGCATTAATATCTAAAATTGCTGAAGCTAAAGAAGAAGCTTCAAAATTATTAGAATCTGAAAAAGTCGATGTCCTTCCGTTTGTAAAAGCGTTGGACGAACTTATCGCAGACTAACATAAGTGAGGTTTTATGGCAGATAATACTGTATTTTCAAGACTTAAAAAATTATTTTCTACAAGTACCATCGTCAGAAATGTCGGTGGTAAAAAATTACGCATCGCTGACACAGACAACGTTCAGTCTTTTATCAATAGACGAGGTGTTGACAGATATACTCGCGTATATCAATCGGGAACTGGTGGATATGGTTCACATTACGGTAGAATGGAAACTGCAGCGGCATTTCAAGGCGCACGTCTCCAATTATTCCGTGATTACGATATGATGGATAATGATCCAATTATATCTTCTGTGTTGGACATTTACGCAGACGAATCTACAGTAAAAGACGAATTCAGTAAAATTCTTGCTATTAAAACTGATAACACACAAATTCAACAGATTCTAGAAAATTTATTTTATGATGTATTAAATGTGGAATTTAATCTCTGGCCGTGGATTCGCAATCTTACAAAATACGGGGATTTTTTCTTATATCTGGACATAGACCCAGAGTATGGTATCGTTAACGCTGTACCGTTATCAATTTACGAAACTACTAGAGTGGAAGGTGCGAATCCAGAAAATCCTTTTTCTGTAGAGTTTCACATACAAAATGATTTCTTGAATCTTGGAAAAAAGGAATTCGATAATTACGAAATTGCACACTTCCGTCTCCTTTCTGATACCAATTTCCTTCCATATGGTAAGGCAATGATTGAAGGCGGTCGTCGTGTCTGGAAGCAATTACAATTGATGGAAGACGCAATGTTAGTACATCGCATTATGCGTGCACCAGATAAACGTAAGTTTAAGATTGATATTGGTAATATTCCACCAAATGAAGTGGAAACATATATGCAGCGTATTATTGATCGCATGAAAAAGTCACCACTTATCGATCCAAAAACTGGTGATTATAATCTTCGTTATAACATGATGAACATTGTAGAAGATTTTTATATGCCCGTTCGTGGTAGAGATTCGGGTACTGACATTGAAACAATGCAAGGTCTACAATTTAATGCTATTGAAGATATTGAATACCTTCGTCAAAAGTTACTTGCAGCATTTAAAGTCCCTAAATCATTTATTGGATATGAAGAAGATATTAATGGAAAAGCTACATTGGCTGCACAAGACGTTCGCTTTGCTCGAACAGTTGAACGTATCCAACGTATCGTGGTATCGGAATTAACTAAAATTGCTATTATTCATCTATATGTTCAAGGATTTACTGACGAGGAATTGGTAAATTTTGAATTAGCATTAACAAATCCATCTACGCTTTACGAACAAGAAAAAATTAATATTTGGAAAGAAAAGTTTGCTTTGGCAAGAGATATGACCGGCGGACAAGCTCAAATTCTTTCACAAGATTGGGTATATAAGCATATTCTTGAAATGTCGCAAGAAGAAGTTGAAGATGAGCGTAAAAAAATAATGGACGATATTAAACGTGTTCAAGAACAACAAGCTGCGGCACAACCACAAGAATCGGGAACACAAGGTGGTGACGCTCCATCGGGTGAATTACAACCAGCAACTCCAGCAGATGCTGATGTTGAATTAGGACCAGACCCAGAAATGGGCCAAGAAGATGGTGTGGAACCAGAGGAACTCGACGATGTAAATGCTATTTTAAATTCGTTGGGGGAAGATATCGATGAAGATGAATCGATGGACGATGAACTGGAAGAAATTTTAGTGAAAAATAAAGTTGGTCGTCCCCGTGAAGGATTAAAATTTGGTACGGATAGACATCCGTTAGGTAGAGATCCTTTGGGGCATAAAGAAAATACCAAAACCTATAAAAGAAGTACACTTTCTACGGAAGCCAAGCAATTTCTAGACAAATTACCTAGAAAGGGTGTAAGTAAATACCGTCAGATGATTGCTGACAGCATTATTCCAGACACTAAATTGGACGGTTAGTATATGTCGATTATATTTACTTATATGATGGTTGTTTACTCGTTAAATACGGATAACATATGAGCCTCAAACACAATAAAATTAAGAATACCGGCATTTTGTTTGAATTGCTGGTTAGAAAAATCGCAACGGATGTATTAGATGGCAAACAAGATAGTTTTGCCATCAAATTGATGCGTGAGCACTTCCATCCAAAATCAGAACTTGGAAAGGAGTTGCAATTATATCGCACGTTTTTTAATACACCGAAGTTGACGGAAAGTAAAGCATTTAACATGCTTGATTTAATTGTTCAACGCCGCCGTAGTTTAAATGAAAAAGTACTTTCTGCACAAAAATTTCTTTTAATTAAAGAAATTAAACAAAATTGTGATTTAAAACAATTTCTAAACGGTCGTGTTCCTTCCTATAAAGTGTATGCATCAATTTATAAACTTTTTGAAAGTGGTTCTGATGATGTGATGCAATTGGAGGATGTGGTAAAATCACGCTTTTTGGTAGTGGAACATTTGCAAGGTATTTTTAAAGAAGAAGAAATTATTAAAGAAAGCTCATACGTTGAAGCACTTCGTGGTCAAGATGAAGAAATTCGTTATCTGTCATATAAATTTTTATTAGAACGATTTAATGAAAAATATAGTAATTTTAATGACAAACAAAAAGCATTACTTCGTGAATATATCAATAAAGGAACAGATGTTGAGCAGTTTAGAAAATATGCAATAGCTGAAGCAACGTTTTTAGAATCTCAAATTAAAAAACAAAGTGTAAAAATTAAAAACGAGGTAACTCGTATCAAACTACACGAAGTCGTTGCACAACTAAAAAATATACAAGCAAAACCAATCATTAAAGAAAACCACATCACAGCACTTCTTATTGCATATCAATTAGTACAAGATATGAATTCGTTGAGTTAATATATGGATAAAGAACAACGCCTCCGTGAATATATTCGAAAGATGGTTCGTGAATTAATGAATGAAATTTCAACTACTGCCGGTGTTCCTGGGTATTTAACTCCACATGCTTTTTCTGGGGAAAAAGATAGAACCGCATCAGTTGACCGTATGGCAAAACGCATCGGGTATACGCTGACAAATAAAGGTAAAAAAGACAATAAAGGTGATAAGTTAACCGAGTCTTATAATAAGTTAAAAGATGAGTTTAAGACTCTCACGGAAAACTATTACTATGAATATCGGAATGATACCAGTAAACTTCCTCATCAAAAGATTGGTACGGCTATCTCTGAATTAAACAAACAATTAAAGCTAGTAGAACGGGCTTTAAAAATGAATAGTCGTTTAAAGAAAGAGTACGGTATTTCAGACGACAAATTGTGGAAACGTACCAAACACCAAATGACCAAACTAGAAGGTAAGCTTGTAGAACTTGCCGGCCGCCTTCGTGAGATGAGAGGATAATATGAAAAAATCTCGTTTAATGGAAATTATTCGTGAAACAATCAACGAAGAATTGGAATTAGAATCACAAGCAAGTGATGATGCAAAGAAGCAAGGTTTAGTATATAGAGGATTTGGTCGTTGGGGTACAAAAGACAAAATAACCCATACAACCCAAAGTGGAAAACTTGTTCCATTAAAAGCTATGAATCCGTTAGCGGCTGATAAAGCAAAAAAAGCAAATCGTCCTATTGGTGCATCTACAATGGTAACTAAAACACCAGATCAACAACGACGACGAAACAGACCAGAACCAGAAAAGGATGCGGAATTTAACGCAATGGGAAAATACACCGGTACTGATGCGGGGAATAGAATTGCTGACAAAGTTATTAGTAAATTTTTTGATACTTCCGATGCATTATTAGGTAAGTACAAGTATTATGATGACATTCCTGCGGATGAATTTATTGCCGCAACGGGTATTCCAAGAAAGGCAGCAGTTTGGACAGCTCAAAATAACAATAGCTATGAACAACCATTTAGTTATGATTCTGAAACTGATACGTTTAGTATCAATGACCCATACGATATTTAATTATAGGAAAATATATGGCATTACTTTGTGAATATACTGAATTACAATACGACCGTAGTATTCTAACGGAAGCAATGGACAGTAACAAACCATTAGTTCTTCGTAATGTCGTATTACAACGTGCCGATGCCAAAAACCAAAACGGCCGAGTCTATCCAAAAGAAATTTTGATGCGTGAAGCGGCTATGTATAAGAAGAACTTTGTGGAAAGCCGCCGAGCATTAGGTGAACTCGACCATCCAGAAAGTCCAGTTGTCAACCTTAAGAATGTTTGCTGCAATATCGTCGGATTATGGACAGAAGGTGATGACGTTCGTGGAGACATTGAAATACTCACCACACCAACTGGTAATATTGTTCGTGAACTTATTAAGAACAATATCCGTCTAGGCGTATCGTCCCGAGGTATGGGTTCGGTAAAATCGCTTGGAGAAAACACCGTTGAAGTACAAGAAGATTTTTCGTTAATTTGTTTTGATATTGTTAGTAATCCATCAACTATTGGTGCATTTATCAACGAAAATGTTCAATCAAAAGTTGTTGCGCCTTATGACAATATTGACAAATTAATTCACGATTTCCTCAGCGAAATAAAATAAAAGGAGAAATATATGCTAGGATTTATACTTATACTCGCACTTTTTGTTGCAATTGCTTGGTATGTCATTAAGGATATGAATACTCCGTTAGTTAAGACCGTAAAGACAACTGCACAAAAAGTAGAAGATACCGTAGAAAAAGTAGTAGATGTCAATAAGGATGGTGTGGTAAATGTTGCTGACGTTAAAGCTGCAGCAACAAAAGTTAAAAGTGTAGCTAAAAAAGTAACTACAAGAAAGCCACGTAAAAAAAAGGACGTATAATATGATTGAAAACGTCGAACAGACGCTAAAACGTATTGTTGAAACGGATACACCAGACTTTGTAAAAGGTAAAATGGTAGATACGTTTACGGCAAATATGTTGATGACCGTGATTCGTAAATTAAACGAAGAAAACAAACAAAAACTGTTCGGTCGTTCAATTAATGAAATGGTAGCTGTTGCGTATAAAGTACTTACTTATTAAAAATGGCAAAGGGAAAGACTTTATTTGTAACAGATTTTGATGATACCTTGGCACGCACAGATGCCAAGGTTATTGTCGTTAGAAATGGTAATCGGATAGAAATGGATCCAGCTGAATATGCTACATATGAAGAACAGCCGGGCGATCAATTTGATTTTTCAGAATTTGAGCAATTAAAAAATCCACGACCAATTCAACGATTTGTTAAATTATTAAAAGCTGCAGTAGAGAGCGCAGATAAAGTTGTGGTTTTAACGGCCCGAGGGCATACTAGACCAGTTGCACAATTTTTAAAAATGATTGGAATTCGTTCGGGTAGTGTTGCAATTGCGGCACTGGGAGATTCCAACCCAGAAAAAAAAGCAAGATACATAGAAAAACAAATACAAGACGGATACACTAGAGTTGCATTTGTTGACGACTCACCAAAAAATATTGAAGCAGTCAATAAATTAAAAGCAAAATATCCAGACGTTAAGATGTTGGTGCATCAAGTAAAAGAACCTGAAGAACCTACAACATCTCCTAAAAAAGAAGTTGAACTTCGTCCTATTAAAAAAGGTGATGACGATTACGTACAAGCAGACGAGTGGATACGTACCCAACATTATCTCAAAAAATGGCCAAAGTCTGTTCAATCCACATTAGGCGTATATGTTGATGGTAAATTGTCGGGAACATTGGTCTATGGTATTGGGACAAGAGGGCAAGCGGCAACCGATATTTTTGGACCAGGTGTGATGGCAAACAATCAACTGTGGGAACTTCAACGGGCGTTCACTACTGACGAAGCAAAACAATTAGTACCAAATCTTGGGTCAATGGTAATATCGCGTGGTAATGAATACATTCGTACAAACGCAAAAACTAAAGACGGTAAACCAGTAAAAGCAATTGTATCCTACGCAGACAGCGCACAAGGTCACGCAGGGTCTGTGTATAAAGCAAGTAATGCAACATATCTTGGAGAACAACCACCTCGTACTGGTTGGGCAATTACGGATCCAAAAACAGGCGATACAGTAACTCGAACAACAATTAAATCTTCTGTACTAAAATCGTTAGCAGACAAAGGATTTTTTATTGAGAAATTAAAGCCGGAAACTGGTAAACATAAATTTTTATACGCATTGGGTAAAGACCAGAATGAAAGGGATCAGTTGTTAGCTCAAATTAAAAAACCTATATTTGATTATCCAAAGGACGGGCAACCTGCGAAAGAAATTGAAAACGCAGCAAAAAAACGTTTGGCTGTAAAGAAACCACAACCAGCACCACCAACTACCACACCAAAATCAAAAAGAGAAACAATAAAACAATTATTAAGAAGTAAAGTCACTAATCCAGATACGGGTGAGAAGATTTTTGTACAGACGGCATTACGTAAAGACAAAACACATTCAGCGTATAAACAAGCAATGGGTATGGTAAATGCGTACGCAAAAAGATTTGGAATAAGAGTTAAACCACGTTAAATAATTTCGGAGGAAGTATGGAAGTTACGGTAAGAGAAGGAAAAGATGAGTTGTCAAAGGCTTTAAAGGTTTTCAATAGTATGGTAAAAAAATCAGAACTAATCCCAGAACTTAAACGTAGAGAATTTTTTTTGAAGCCATCTAAAAAACGTATAGCAAAGCGCCAAGAAGCTCTTCGTAGACGAAAACGGGAAGAAAAAAGATTAGCTCGTCAAAAAAAGTATTAATTAATAAAATTGAATTTTTAGAAAATAACCTTATATTTATTATAGAAACACTAGTTTATTATTAGTGGGTTTAATTTCAAAGTAAAATAGCAGATACTAATATCTACTTAAATCCCTATAGGAGTAACATTTTATGGCAGAAATTACTAACAAGCTTTTAAAACAAGCTATTGCAGATGCAGAAGCAGTTCGTGAAACTGCTATTGCTAATGCTAAGCTCGTTTTGGAAGAATCAATCACCCCACAAATTAAGGGTATGATTGCACGCCGTCTCCGTGTTGAAGCAGAAGGTGCTACGGAAACACCAGAACTTAAGAAAGACGCACCAGAAATGGAAGAAGCAACAGAAACACCATTTGAAGATGGTGAAGCAGAAGGTTCTTCCGAAATGCCAGCTGACAGTTCAACTATCGGCACCGGCGACAACAAAGAACCATCAGATGATGCATTTGATGCATCAGAAATGGATATGAGTGGTGAAGCACCATCTGATAGTGAAACCGATTGGTATGATGATTGGGACGAAGCAGATTTCGATCTCGGTGAAATTATCAAAGAATTAGAAAACGATATCGCAGCTCTCTCTGGTTCGGAAGAAAATAAAGAAGAATCAGAAGAAGAAATGCCAGAAGCTCCAGTAGCTGAAGCAAAGGAAGAAGAAAAAGAAGCTCCAGTAGCTGAAGCAAAGGAAGAAGAAGAGAAGGAAGAATTAAAGGAAAGTGAAGAAAAAGAAGAAGAAGTTTCCCTTGAAGAAATTCTTGCAGAACTTGAAGCCGAAGACGACCTAGCCGGTGCTGAAGCACATGGTGGTGAGGACAAGACACACGCAATGGCTGCTAAACTTGCAGGACTCAAGCAAGAACTCGCACAATATAGAGAAGCAGTTAATGTTCTCCGTGGCCGTTTACAAGAAGTTAACTTGTTAAACGCTAAGTTACTCTTTACAAACAAGATTTTCCGTAAGGAAGGACTCAATAATGATCAAAAAGTTCGCATTGTCGAATCATTCGATCGAGCAACCACCGTTCGTGAAGTTAAGCTTGTTTACGCTGCACTTGTAGAAAATCTTTCAGTAGCAGCTAAAACTTTCAACGCATCACGCAAGAAAGTTGTAGTAGAAGGTTTAGCATCAAAAGCTACACCAAGTACAGCACCAAAGGCTGAAGTTATCGTTGAAAATACGATAGCAAAACGTTTACAACAACTCGCAGGCATTCTATAATCTAGGAGAAAATATACATGTCAGTACATGAACTTATTAGTGAAGCTAAGTCCGCTCACGATGTAATCATCAACCAAACACGCGGATTATCAGCAAAGTGGGAAAAGTCAGGTCTTCTTGAAGGCTTAAAGGGATATGAAAAGCAAGGTATGTCAGTTTTGCTTGAAAACCAAGCACAACAACTTATCAGTGAAGTAACAGTAACAAATCCACAAGGTGCAGGCACAGCTGGTGAAAACTGGGCAGGTGTTGCACTTCCATTAGTCCGTAAGGTCTTTGGTTCAATTGCATCAAAGAATTTCGTATCAGTTCAACCAATGAACCTCCCAGCAGGTTTGGTGTTCTATATGGACTTCAAGTACGGTAATACCGCAAACGGTCAAACCGCACAACAATCACTTTATGGTAGTACACTTTCTTCACCATTCACCACTTTCGGTAACCAAACTACCGGTGGTTTGTATGGTGCAGGACGTTATGGCTACTCAATCAATGACGCGTCAGTTGCAATCAATTCAGTAGCATCACAATCAGTAACATTTGCTGATGTAAACTACAATGATGAATTCCTTGTAACTGGTTCATTGACCAAGTACGTAGTACCAGCAGTTTCTGCATCAAACGGTGATTTCTTAGCATCACGTGCATTCGTAATTTCTGGTTCAACCGTTGATTTTGCAAGCAAATTGCTTCCAGAATTTACCAAGTATGATGGTACAAATCTTACCTTCATCGTAAACGCAACTACAAACGATGCAGCAACACATTTGTTCTTTGTCAAGCAACCAACGGACACAACCCGTGGTGACTTTGAAGATCGTACAGGCGGTCCAGTTGACGCAACAACTGATTTGGCAATTCCACAAATTGATTTGGAACTTAAGTCAGAAACTATCGTTGCTAAGACCCGTAAGTTGAAGGCAGTCTGGTCACCAGAACTTGCACAAGACTTGAACGCATACCACTCAATTGACGCAGAAGCAGAATTAACAGCAATGTTGAGTGACTATGTTGCAACTGAAATTGACCTTGAAATTCTTGATATGTTAATTGCAGCAGCACCAGCAGCTAACACCGAATACTGGTCAGCAGAAATTGGTACTGTATGGAACGGTTCAACCTTTGCAGCTAACTCTTTCCAAGGAACTGCATGGACCAATATGACCTGGTACCAAACACTTGGTCAAAAGATGCAAAAAGTATCAAACAAGATTCACCAAGCAACAATGCGTGGTGGTGCAAACTTCGCAGTTGTTTCGCCAACCGCAGCAACAATTCTTGAAACCATTCCTGGCTTCCAAGCTGGTACCGATGGTGACAAGATGGAATTCGCAGCTGGTGTAACCAAGATTGGTTCATTTGCTAACCGTTTCACCGTATACAAGAACCCATACATGAAGGAAAACGTAATGTTGATGGGCTTCCGTGGTTCACAATTCTTGGAAACTGGCGCAGTATATGCACCATACATTCCATTAATTATGACCCCACTTGTCTATGATCCAAACAACTTCACACCACGTCGCGGCGTAATGACCCGTTACGCGAAGAAGATTGTTCGTCCGGAATTCTTCGGTAAGATCTACCTCGACAAGCTCTCAAGAGTTTAATAAACTTTTGATTGTAGTAAAATGGGAACCAGAAATGGTTCCCATTTTTATGCCTATAACACAAGTTATCAAACAGTATTTGATATTTATATCTGTATCTATTTGGGGAGACACATGCAAAATCGTGAACCAATTACGTTTGAAGAAAGACCTGTAAACCCATATGGATTAACTCCATTTGGTTTCTATGATAACGATCCTCAATTTCAAATTGAAGCACCAAAAGCTGCAACATTCGTAGCACGCAGATTGGGATACCCAGTAGTTGATGTTGAGTTAACGCATAGACAAATTTATGCATGTTTTGAGGAAGCAATAACGACATATAGTAATCAAGTTAATCAATTTAATGCACGAGAACATATGTTGTCGTTGCAAGGAATGAGTACGTCTACAGAAATTACTCAACGTAATATTATTTCTACACCAATTCCACAATTGGTAAAATTATCAGCACAATATGGAACTGAAGCAGAAAGTGGTGGTAATGTATCAGTTAAATCTGCAGCAATTAGTGCATCAGCATACACTCAATCATATGATTTACGAAATTGGGTATTGCCAGAAGATACTGGAAAAGCAATAGAAGTTCGTCGTATCTATCACTACATGCCACCAGCCATTGCACGTTACTATGACCCATTTGCAACCACGGGTCTTGGTTTAACGAACTTGATGAGTGAATTTGGATTTGATGGATACTCACCACCAGTTACCTTCGTGATGATGCCGGCATACGAAGATTTACTCCGTATTCAAGCAATTGAAATCAATGATATGATTCGTAAAAGTCAATACAGCTTTAGTATAGCAAATAATATTGTTCATTTTCAACCAGTTTTTAAAGTAAATTCTGTTGTGTGGTTTGATTATATGGTTGTAGATGATAAGATGAGTGGAAATGCACTCTATCAATCTGGCTCAGAAAACTCTATTGTTTCTGATTTTTCAAATATTCCATATGATAATATCCAATACAAAAACATTAATAGTATTGGGCGTTTGTGGATTTACAAATACACATTAGCAACAGCAAAAGAATTATTAGGTAATATACGATCAAAGTATCAAAGAATACCTATTCCTGATGCTGAAATAACATTAGATGGTGAAACTTTGCGTAGAGAAGCTGCGGATGAAAAGAAGGGATTGGTTGAAGAACTTCGTGAAACGTTGGAACAAACGGGACACCAAGCTCAATTAAAAAAGAGTATGGAAAATGCCGAAGCTATGCAGCAAATATTCAAGCACATCCCAACGCCAATATACATTTATTAAGAGATAGTTAATGCCACGCTTTGTATCTGAAAGAGACTTTCAGTTCTTCCAACACATCAACAAAGAAATAGTAATTGAAGTAGTTGATGTACCGGTCGTGTTGTATAGAATAATTCCAGAAATTACTAGTGTAAACATTTACGGTGAATCTACGAGTAAAACTAGATACCGTGGAATTCAATTACATGGATTGGTTCAATATCCTAAAACTGAAGCAGTTTCAGAAGGATTTGGATTTGATACAACACAAACTGTCGAATTTAAATTTGTTAAAAAACTATTACAAGATGTTGATGTGTTTCCTGAAGTTGGTGATATTATTGGATATAATGACAATTTTTATGAAATTGATAATGTAAATGATGTACAATTGATAGCAAGTCGTCCACAATTTGATCATTCAATTATTTGCACAACTCACTTGACTCGTCGTAGTGCAATTAATATTGAGGAAACGCACATATGAGCATTCCAAGATTTAATAGAGCATTAAAAACTACACGAAGCAGAACAAGTCGTGGGGAAGAAAATAAACAAGAAAAAGAACAAATACTACCAACGTCAGTAGGACTGATGACAGTAGATACTTCTATTATCAAATATCTACAATCAAAAATAGTTCCAGTAGTTACACAAGACGGTAAACAAATTAAAGTTCCTGTTATTTACGGAAATCCAGAAAGATGGAAGTCTGTACAACGTGATGGTGCCATCCGTGACAAGAATGGTAAAATTCAGTTGCCAATCATAATGATACGGCGTACAAGCATAAAGAAAAATAGTATGAACTCACCGGTAAACAAATATCAAGAATATCTGTTTAAAACTGGTTGGAATTCTCGTAATATATACGATAAATTTACGGCATTAAATGGAATCACTCCATCGCAAACATTTCAATCTGTGATGGTTCCCGACTATTACGATATTACATATGAAACCATCATATGGACCGAGTATATGGAACAGATGAATAAAATAGTAGAGAGCGTATCTTTTGAAAGTGATGAATATTGGGGTGAAGATAACAATTATAAATTTATAACTAGAATCAATCAATTTGACCAAACAAATGATTTACCAAATGCAAATGACAGACTTGTAAGAAGCAGATGTACTATAGACGTTAAGGCATACATCGTTCCAGAATCGGCATTAAACCGTGATGGAAATAGAGTCAGCACATCCCGTATAAACTACACCGCAAAGAAAGTTGTATTCAATTCCGAAATCGTGACAGACGTAAACGACATATAAAAAAATATCAATGTTTCAGAAAAATTTCATATATTTATGATAGGTATATAATTTTTAAAAAGGATTCTATATGAAAAAGGTCACGCCAGAAGAGTTGAAAGAAGTACAAGATTTACGGGACACGTTATATGTTATTACTTCTACTATCGGTGAAATGCACCTTACAAAAGTGTTGTTACAAAAAGAAATCGAAACCGTAGAAAATAACATAAAAAACGAAGAACAAAAATTCACGGACTTCCAAGAAAGAGAAAAGGTTATTTATAATAAGTTGCAAGAAAAATATGGTACCGGTAACATCGATTTGAATACCGGAGAAATAACAGTATAATATAACCCATTTGGAGGATTCGTATGGCAGAACGCATTGTGTCACCAGGCGTTTTCACTAGAGAAAGAGATTTGAGTTTCTTGACTCAAGGTATTAGTGAAATCGGGGGTGCATTCATTGGACCGACACCAAAAGGTCCAGCATTTATTCCAACTATCGTTAGAAGTCAACAAGAGTATGTTACCCAATTTGGTGAAGCCGACGCAAATCACTATACGGGATTAACAGTAAAAAATTATCTACGTGAAGCAGGTGTAGCAACCATCGTTCGTGTTCTTGGATTAAACGGATACGATAATGATGAAGTTGTACCAGCATTAATCTACGCAAGTGGATCAACTGGTCAAAAATTGTTTGCAGTATTGCATCCAAGTAGTACTGGTAACACTATTTCAGATGTTACTATATTAGGAAATTCTGGAAGTTTTAATCTTTCAGTAAACGTTCCAGGAACCGCAGCTGATATTAGTGCAAGTGGATTAAGTGGCGACGCAGGTTCATCAGCATATCTAGGTGATTTTTTTGGATACACACCGGCAACTAGTAAGGGTGCGTATGTGTATGCAATCTTCCCAGAAGCAATAACATCTGTTGGAACCGCAGTCACTATGTCCGCAGTAACCTCAAGTACAGCATTGTTCTTCTCTGGTTCAGTATACGGTCGATACAGTAACGCATCAACTCCTTGGATTCAATCACAAACAGTTGGTGGTGATAACATTGACTTGTTTAAATTCTGGACATTGGGTGACGGTGTAGCATCAAATAAAGAAATTAAAGTATCATTCTTGAATATGAAAAAAGCATCTGATGAAGATGAGTGGGCAACATTTACTATGTTGATTCGTTCATATGATGATACGGATGCACGTATTGAAGTTCTTGAACAATATGATAATGTAACATTGGATCCAGATAGTCCACAATTTATCGCACGTGTTGTTGGTAATAGTGCTCCATATGACGATCCAAATACTGACGAACGTTATTATCAAGGTGATTTCCCAAATCGTTCAAAGTATGTATATGTTGAAATGAGCGATGCAGTAATTCCAAAAACAGCAGTACCATATGGATTTGCGGCACTACAATCACCAGTAAGTGTAACTTCAACAGCATTAGTATCACCAGATTATGTCACTTCACGTTGGTTGAGTGGTTCAACGGAAGGATATTCAATTGATGCAGTAGATAAGAAGTACTACTATGGTTGGAACTTTATGACCACAGAAGGTACAAATCCATCATATCTTGCACCAATTCCATCAGGCTCAGTAAGTGTTGGTTCAGCATTTAATCTTGAATCATTAAGTGATGTTCCAGATGGATTGACATCAAAGACTATTGATATTGATGATGATGACAGTCTCGCATATCGTAAATTCTCTGTTCCATTCCAAGGCGGATTTGACGGATTAAATCCAGCACGTGATATTAATCTCGGTGGTGACATTGTTGCTTCAAATTCACAAGGATTTAATTTAGCAAATTCAACAACCGATGGTTCAGTAGCATATAAGAAAGCTATCCAAGCTATCAGTAATCAAGACCAATGGGACTTCAACCTTCTTGTACTTCCAGGCGTTATTTACGAATATCATTCGTATATCGCAAACGAAGCATTAAGTTTGTGTGAAGAACGTGGTGATGCATTCTATTTGATGGATACTGTTGGATTGAACTCGACCATTGCAAACGCAACTGGTAAGGCTGCAGAAATTGATAGTAACTATGCAGCAACTTACTATCCTTGGTTAAGAGTCATTGATGTAAATACAAACAAATTGCTTTGGGTTCCACCTTCAGTCATTCTTCCAGAAATTTATGCATACAACGACAACGTTGCAGCAGAATGGTTTGCACCAGCTGGTTTGAATCGTGGTGGTATCGCAAGTGCAGTCGGTGTACGTGCAAGACTTCCACAAGCACTTCGTGACACATTGTACGAAGGTAAGGTAAACCCAATCGCACAGTTCCCAGGTCAAGGCATCTGTGTATGGGGTCAAAAGACCTTACAACGCCGTCCATCAGCACTTGACCGTGTAAATGTCCGTCGTTTGTTAATCGCTGTGAAGAAATATATTGCAAGTGTTTCACGTTACCTCGTATTCGAACAAAACGTGGAATCCACTCGTAACCGTTTCTTAAACATTGTCAATCCATATTTGGCAAGTGTCCAAGAACGTTCTGGTTTGTACGCATTCCGTGTTATTATGGATGAAACCAACAATACACCGGATATTATCGATAGAAACATCCTCTATGGACAACTCTATCTACAACCGACAAAGACCGCTGAATTCATTATTCTTGACTTCAACGTTCTTCCAACGGGCGCTACATTCCCAACAGCGTAAGCTGAAACTGTGGAGGGAACCTAAAAAATTCCCTCCACAAATTCAACTAATTTAATATTTATAGCTAGATATCCTTTCGGAGATTATACATGGCAAACCTAGTACAAGAACAAGAGCTATTCTTTACAGCATTTGAACCAAAAATGAAGAATCGCTTCATCCTTTATATGGATGGTATTCCTTCATACATCGTAAAGAAAATCAATCGTCCAAAGTTAACCCAAGACGCAAAAGCACTTGACCACATTAACGTTCAACGTTATGTTAAGGGCAAAACCAAGTGGGGCACAATGTCATTGACACTTTACGATCCAATTGTTCCATCAGGCGCACAAGCAGTAATGGAATGGGTTCGTTTACACCACGAATCAGTAACAGGCCGTGACGGCTATCTTGAATTCTACAAGAAAGATTTAACCCTCAACGTTCTTGGCCCAGTAGGTGACAAGGTTGAAGAGTGGATTATTAAGGGTGCACAAATTACTCAAGTAGACTTTGCAGAAATGGATTGGGGTGCAGATGACCAAGTTGAATTCACAATTGAAATTCAACCAGACTATTGCGTATTGAACTACTAATCGTAGTTACAATTTAATAATAACTCTCGCAGGTGTTCATTCATCTGCGAGAGTTATATTTTTATAAGTCAAAATCACTCTCTTAATATGGTTTTTGATATTTATACAAGAGTGCTTTTTTCGTGAGAATACTATGGCAGACATTACGGATTTTGATATAGGTCAAGGAGAAACTTTCAAAATTCTTGCACATATATACACCGATACATCTGGTAGTGTTCCTATAGACATTACCAATTACACGTTTGTTGGGCAAATGCGTGAAAACTACACAACAACAGAAGTTGCCGCCACATTTAATGTAGAAAAAATATTACCATATGCTAGTGGTAGTATTTTTGTTAGTTTAACGCCGGAACAAACAGATATGTTAGAACAACGTACATATGTGTACGATTTATTGATGATTACGGGATCTTCGGGCGAAGTTGTTCGTCGTTTATTAGAAGGGGCATTTACGATCAGACCAGCAGTTACTAGAGATTACTAATGGCACATATTGAATTAGATGTTCCAGATTTAAATGTCAATATAGAAAGTGAAATAAATAATACGCGTGTCATTTTACGACAACCTACAACTTTAGTATCCCAGACTTCTCCATACTTAAATGTAGCACAGAGCGCAATAACTGCGTCATACGCAGTAACTTCGTCGTATGCTATTTATGCATTATCGCTTAGTGGGTCTATTGAATCTGCGTCTTATTCTGCGTTTGCAGCGTCATCATCGTATGCATTAACTGCTTCATATGTAAGTGGAGCGGCCAGTACATGGGATACTATTTCAAACAAACCAATTGGATTGGTATCATCATCTACACAAATATCAAACTATAATATATTTGTAACAACTGGTTCAAATCAATTTAATGGAAATCAGTACATTACCGGTTCACTAAATGTAACACAAGGTATAACTAGTTCGTTATTTGGTACTAGTAGTTGGGCAAACTACGCAACCACTGCGTCTTATGTTAGTGGAATGTCAAGTGATTGGGACGATATAACAAATAAACCTAGTGGACTTGTATCCAGTTCGGTACAAATTAATACTGGGTCATTTAGTGGATCATTTACTGGTCAACTTATTGGTACCAGTAGTTGGGCAAATAATTCAATTTCAAGTAGTTACGCAGAAACTTCTAGTCTAACATTTAAAGTATCAGTATATACGGGAAGTGCAACGGTCGGCCAGGCATCGTACACCGGCTCATTTACTGGTTCTTTCAACGGTACAGCAAGTTTCGCAACTACAGCATCGTATGCATTAAATTCTTCGGCAATAACATCGTCAGCTACCGCACCGGCATATCCTGCTCAGAATGAACTATGGTATGATAACACAACTGGTAAAACATACATCTATTATGTTAGCGCAAGTCAAGGGCAGTGGGTATTACAATCAGACCCAACATACGATGTAGGTGCTGTTGTACAAGCAGCAAGTTCATCTATAACGTTTACTATTCCAAATTTTCAACCAACTACACCATTAACTGGATCAATTTATTTTTCTGGTAATTGGTTGTATATCTATAACGGCACTAAATATGTTAGTGCAAGTCTAAATTAATAGGAATGTGATATGTTAAGTTTTCCGACAAACCCAACGACGGGACAGCAATATACAGATGGAAATGGAAAAGTGTGGAAATACGATAGCGTGAAGTGGAATATATCCAACACGCCCGGCATCAAACAATTTTTCGGAACAAAAATTAGTTTAGCAAATGATGTATTTTTAAATGATACATTAAGTACAATACCATGGGATACAGAAGAATTTGATACCTCTGGGTTTTTTAATGCATCAGCTGCAACTATAATACGCATTCCAACTACCGGATACTATAGATTACATTTGTCAATATACACGGGACAAGAAGGTAACGGTGCGTCATATACTATCGAATTAAAAAGAAACTCATCGACATTAATACAAGAGTCGATGGCTGCTTATCAATCGGGTATATATGACGTAACTACATTATTAAATAGCGGTGATGAAATTATATTATATGCGTCCGAAGATAATAATATTGGTAGATTAGTTGAAGGTACATTCGTGGAAGTTCAGTTGGTGGGATATACATTCGGTAGTTCGTTAATTCCTGGATTTGAATTTAGCGGAATAAAAGCAGAATTGCAAAATCAATTATCGGTATCAAGTACAGAAACTGCTATAGAATGGTTAACATCTGATATTGTATTTAATACAAATGCTGATTCGGCAGGAAACGTATATTGGGATAACGGCGAACCTAGCAAATTTACAGTATCCACTGCTGGATATTATAGATTACGTGCATTTATTTTAACTGGTATAAATGGTTCATCTGATTCATATACGATTAATGTCAAAAAAAACAACACCACAGATATAGAAACAATAACGTTAGGCGCAAACGAATCGGCTGAATTAGACGAAACATATTATTTAGAATTAAATGATTATATAGAAATAACATATAGTAATACTGAAAATTTAGGTACTATAGAAGCAGACAATACATTTTTTGAATTAACACGGTTAGGAGTATAGTATGGCATTTATCAAATCGACAAATCTTATTACTGACGTTGCACTCACTGTAGATGGTTTGGTAGGTGGAACTAATGGTAAAATAGTACGAATAAGTGGAAACAATACTGTAACCAACGCAAGTTATAATGACACGGCATCTCAATTAAATGCAGTACTATTTAAACAGGCAGGCGTATATTACGCAGCAGGTGTAATACCGGAATTAAGTGGACTTGTAGCAGGCGCTCCATATTTTCTTGATGAGTTTGGTGGATTAACTTCATCACCACCAACACCATCTTCAACAATTCGAGTATTATATATTGGATTTGCAATTAATACTACTGATTTACTTTTCCGTCCTGGTATTCCTATCTCGGGTTAATTATGGCACAAATTTATAATTGGAACGTAGAAGGTTTTCGTAATTCCTATGAAAAATACGTATACAAACAAAAAGGATGTAAAGCTAAACACATAAAGAGTTGTGTGTGTACTGGAAAACTGGCAACATACTGTCGTCAGTATTTTACATCTATGAAAATGTTTGATATCCGTGCGCAACATATTGTCACACATTTTAATCTTGCCGCAGGTAGTCGGGTGTTGGTCGCAGGATGTGCATTAGGATTTTTGATGGAATCATTACAAAAGTTGGGTATGGTCGTATACGGATTTGATAATTCATCTTATATTCAATTACTAACCAAAGACCCCAAAAATCCAGAAAAAATACAATTTCCAATTCATAATATTGATATTACGTCAAGTAACTTTACTACCGAAATACAACAAGCAACGGGTCACACCGCATTTGATTGTATAGTGACTGAAGATGTACTCCCGTCATTTGATGACTTTACACAAATTATTTTTAATTGTAATAGTGTGTCACAGAAGGTATTTCATATTGTAGATTTAGATTGTGGTGAAGCATTTACTAATAAAACAGTAGAGCAATGGATCGATGTCAGTCCTTCACATACGTGGGCAAATTACGAAGGAGTAGTGTTAAATGCCAATAACTAATGTCACTAGAAGTGTAGACCTTAATAATACTAAATGGTATCTCCCACATCCCGCAGGTTGCGGGATGGACGAGGGATATTATATTATTTATTCAGCAAGTTCCACATCTAATCAGATCAATAACGGCTCTGGATTAATTAGAGCGTATAAATGGAATACATTACTATCTGGATCTCGTACTGATGGGTTTCACACGATAACAGGAACCGTACAATTAGTATCGGAAAGTTTAAGTGGGTCTAGCAATTGGGTCAATTATCACGGTAGTGATATTATTCATATTGGTCGTGGTGTAAACGATATTACTGGTGTTCGTGAAGATGATGCGTTTTTCTTTGCTCATTTAGGACAATATGGTACGACTAGTGCGACACTTGACGATTTCTTCTATTGGGATCGTTTGTATGTACCGACCGGATCATATACTTGGGATTTTTATCAATATCATGCACACAATCCTACGTCATATGCGACATTTAATAATGGTCGATTTGTAATGGGAGCAGAAGATAGACAAGGACCAACTGGAATTGAAGAATATGGGCATATGATTAACGTGTCTGTAAAATCTGGAGCAACAAATTATTTATCTGTTATGGCTCGCGTTCACACACCGTCCGTTGGTGGTGCACACAATTCTCATAACGATTTAGAACTTCCATCTGTCACAAATAAAAATTATATGATGGGTGGTATAATTAATGGATCATCTGATAGATTTCATGCATTTTACTTGACAGCAAATGGATCACAATGGGATGTATTTTCTCGTACATTTAATTATGTTAATCAAGTGTTTAATGCCGAAGTCAATCATGGGACATATGATTTAGCAGATGCACAGATTGCTAGAACACCAGGGTCGTCTAGTTTGTATCCATTTCGCGCAAGTGTAGGAAAACGTATAGGATCGGAAATATATATTCCTGCTATTTACAATAGCGGTTCTTCTGGAAAATTTGACTTAAAGGTGTGGAACTTTACATCCGCAAATAACCTATCAGAACTCCCAACAGTAACAACTATTATCAGCGGTTCGAATGTACGACCGGATTGTCATTTAGAAATTGCTAATAATACTTTATACGCAGCGGTCAGTAATACAAATGATGGTGGAGTAAATTTGTATAAATATAGTGCTAGTGTGTGGTACAATCAAGGACAAATTGTATCTAATAATCCTGGAAAATATTTACGTGTTCACGGATTGAACTTTAATGTAGAAGAATTCAAATTTTACACAATGATTTCCGGTGACGCTTCGGGGTCGGGTACGACATATTCTGGGTCAGGTGTGTACTCCTTTTCTCCAGACATCCCGTTTTTAGGTTATAAGCATTTAGATTACATCACAGGTAGTAATTCATTTATTGTACGAAATGCCTTAACAAATGGCTACGTGCAGTTTGATACATCAACGGGTACATTAAAACGTTCTGGATCTCAAGAACCACAAGGTCTTGATGTGACTATGCCCGTTTTACAATATGATGATAGCAGTACACAATTTTTTGATAAACGACAAGCTGTTTTGTCGGCCGACGAAAATTTTATACAAGGTATAGAATTACAGGACGGTCGCCAGTTATTTGTGGGTACTAAAGCAGCGATAGATGATGACTTTGATATTAATTATAACAACGGTCTTATCGCATTGTTTAGTCCAGGAGATACATCGCCACCAGAATATTACCAAGTTACTGGACGTTTTGATGACTTTATTACGGGCGTAACACAAGCATCAAATGGTAAAATTTATATTGTCGGATATACTAAAGATGAATTAGTACCGAAAAGTAGATTATTCGTACATGGTATTGGTCGTGGATTAGTAAAGTCAATGAACACTACAGAAAAAATTGAATTTATTGATATGGTAACGGACAGTACGGGGTCACAATACTATGCTGGGAACCATATTCAAAGTTCAAGTATTGTAGTTGCAAAATACGACAAGGATTTTGATCTTCAATGGCAACGAGATATATCTGGTGGGTCATTAGCAGATACCGCATATGCAATTACTCGGGACACCTTGGGATACCTATATGTCGCCGGTGGTACTACTAACAGTGGAAGTGGAAATCAAGATGCATTATTAATTAAGTTAGACTCTACTGGATCTATTGTGTGGACAAAAATGTACGGTACGTCTGACAATCAATATGCAAGCTCTGTTGCTCGGGTCACAAAAAATAACACAGATTATATTTTACTTTCCGTTGTTTCGGGTAGTACAACAACTCTTACAACGGTTGATACTGACGGTACTATTCAAGAACAAAACTCGTATCCTAATTTAGTAGTAAATAGAGTACGCAGACATGAAACCACATCAGACGGTAGGTTTACCTTTGCAGGAAAAATTACGGGAAGTGTCAGTACAGCATCATTTGGAGTAGGAACAATTATCAACACTCCAATGATAGAATGGATGCGCAGTCACAACAGCGCTTCTACAAATACGGAAGCAATGGACATGCGAAACACCGGTACGGGTTCTGGATATTTGGAATATGTAGTGGTGGGTACGGAAGGTACGAATGGATTTGCAACAGAAATTGTTAGTCAAAGTGGTGGACTAACAAGTCAATGGACAACTACTACGTCAGGTTCATATTGGAAAGCAGTCTCCGCATCTCCATCATCGGTCGCCACTTCATCACGACGATTTTTTGCTGTGGGGTATGCAAGTAGTTCTGGTACACAAGTAACTGGTGCTGAACATGGGGGTGGTGATGGTATTATTGCTGGATTTGATAACACGGGAAGTGTATTCTTTATTAATGGATTAGGTCACGATAAGGCAGAATCATTATATGCAATAGAACGTGATGTTACGACATTTAATTATATCACTGCAGGGTGGTCAGAATCACATACCAACGGACGCCGAGGATTGATATTTAGATTTGCTCGTACTGGTTTTGGAACTGGTAATCATCATTTACAAGATGAAACGGGAATGGATATGTGGTATGCTTCTGCTTCAGCACTAACTTCAACCGCAAGTTTAGGTACATCCAGTACATCAACAACACCAACTAATACTGCAGGAACATTATTAACAAGCGCGTCTATAACATTTACTTCAATATCTAGTTCATACATGAACGAAATTTACGAAGGTAGTAATGTGTTTGACGGATTTTTTGGCGTACTAGATTTAAACGATTTACAAGAATATAAAAATTCCGGCTCTTATATTGAAGGAGCAATTAATCCTATTAATAGTTTAGTTACATGGACACAAATTGGTGTAGCCGGTGACGGTGAAGCAGACGATGGTAATATCTTTGCGTACGATGTAATTGAATTAACCTCGGGTAGTAACGCAGGACGTATTGGAATTGCAGCGGTAGCATCTGGTGACGTAGTAGCATATAATACGGGTAACACGGGTGTGTACGATTATATGATTGCGTTTTATGATCCCGCTAATCCACTTTCTGATACCGGATTCTTAATTAATCAGATTGGTACAGAATTCGATGAAGAAATTTATTCGCTTACCGAATTATCAGATGGGCGGGTAGCATTCGTTGGTCGTACAGCGGGCGACCTTGGTGGTACGCCCGTAGGTGGATATGATATTTTCTTGGGTATCACCGATGTTCGTAACTTGACACAATTTGTCCCACCTGCCGGCGGTGCGGCACGATTTACCACCGACTATTATACTACTGGATCTGGGTTAGCTGACCGAGGATTTGTTGTGCATGATATAAATAACGTTATACCAAATACGTTAGCAATTACGTATGAAACTGCTGGTGACGTTGGTGGTAGTGCAAATCTTGGTGCAGAAGATATCGGTATTATTTTATTTAATTATAGTACTGATACTTGGGGCAATGTCTATCAGTTAGGTACCACACAAAACGATACATTAAATACTTTTGGCAAACCAAGCACGTATTTGAGAGATGGTCGTATTGCAATTGTAGGGTCTACTACAGGTGTATTTGCTGATGATGGAAATTCGTTTGGTTCTAGTGATGTGTTTGTGGCGATATTTGATATAACAACGGAAACGTGGAAAAAATATCAAATAGGAACTGGTGCGGCAGATTTTGGTAATTCCGTACAAGTTGGTGCAGGTAACAAACTAATTATAGCAGGCACTACTGCTGCATCATTTACCTCACCAAATGATGGAATTACGGTTAGTTTTAATGCGGCACGTGGAATTAAGGGACGAATAACAGAATAACGGAGTTATGTACTATGGCAAATTTAGTAGAAATTCTTACAAAACGATATCCAAATACGATATGGACATGTGGTAATGATGATTACAACACATTAGCTTGGTATCCAGAAAACACAATACCAAAACCCACAGAATTGGAGCTTCGTGGATTGGATGCGGAAGTATCATTAGAACTAAAGTGGGATGTGGTTCGTGCTGACCGAGATGAATTATTACAATCATCAGATTGGACGCAGTTATCTGACAGTCCGTTAGATGCTGGACAAAAAGCTGCGTGGGCATCTTATCGTCAAGAATTACGAAACGTTCCTCAACAACAAGTAGAACCTGAAAACATTATTTGGCCCACTCAACCGTAATATGAGGTAGTAGATGGCCAGAATATATTCACAAGCTGCACAAACAGCAGCTTCAGGATCCCCTCTAACTGCATACAGTAGTCGTACTTCCGTAAGTGTTAGTGTTACGGCGGGTAAACGCTATGCGATATTCTGGTCAGCAATAATGAGTCATAGTGCGTTAACTTCTCGTGCGCGCGTTCGACTACAAAACGTTACTAATGGAGTAACATTACAGCAATTTGAATTTGAACCACAAGACTTAACGGACAGAATGAGTGCAGTGGATGTAAACGTATTTACTGCTTCATCTACTACAACAATTGAATTTGCTATACAATGGAGTGCATCCGCCGGTACTGCTACCATTTCTGACGCGTATATTAATGTGTTAGAATTAGATGATGCTGACGTTTCTTCATATGATAGCACACAAATTGCTACAACAAATGCCGTAGCTACTCCAATAGATTCTATTAATATTCCTGCTGGCGAATGGTTTGTGTTTGGATCGTGTAACGTCAATACTCCACGAACGGCACAAGCAGCGGATGATATGGTTGTACAATTGTCTGACGGCACAAACACCTATATGGTACGAACACAGTATTATGCAAAAGATACATTAGGAATAACACCATATTTTGCAATCGTAACGGCTTCTCTTGGTGCAACAACAACGTTTTCACTAGAACATAGCTCACCAAACGGACAAAATATTGTCAATCAATATCGAACATTATTAGCATTAGACAGGTCTAAATTTGCAGAAACGTATGCCGCGGTCAGTGAATCTGCACAAATAGACTCTACAAGTGCCGGTGCACCAACCGCCATAATAACATATACGCCAACTATTGCAAACACAGGCAATCATTTAGTGGTGGGTACGTGGACGACAAAAATTAGCGCAACTAACTCATCAGTCTTTTCTCACTTTGGTACTTCAACTACGGAACCTGGTCAATATACAGCAACCCGCCAACCACTCCGTGAAGCATCCGTTAATAATATTGACGAATTTGCACACGGATGGACGGACGTTGAATCATTAACTGCGGGGTCGATTACAAAAGTCATCGCATGGCGTCCAGAAGCAAACGTAAATGCGACAATTTCTGATGCAGCCATTGTTATTATGGATTTGGATGGTGCCGTTGCTGCACCGAGTCCAACGCCAACTACAACACCAACACCAACACCAACACCGTCTATTACTGTAACACCATCTATTACCACTACACCAAGTATAACTGTTACCCCTAGTATTACTACAACGCCTAGTATTACAACAACGCCTAGTATTACCACCACCCCAAGTATTACGCCATCTATTACGACCACACCGTCTATTACTACTACACCGAGTGTTACTACAACGCCGAGTATTACTAGAACTCCAAGTATTACCACTACGCCTTCTATTA